AGTGTATTACTTCATTTTGATGGAGCAAATGGTTCAACTACTATTACAAACTCTGCATTTAGTGGTACCGTTGTTATTGGAAAAGCAAGAATATTACCAGATGGTAGTGGCTATGAAGTTACTATCGGAAATATCACAGTTAAGATAGGTCAAACAGTTATTGTTACAGGTGAAGAATTAGCACTTGCAACAGACACAGTAGATGTGATATCATGGAACCCAATAATTCCAGGTGCAACTGGTGTATGGATTCCAATAGATCCAGATAACCCATAGGAGAAAAATGGCTAGTACGTATTCGAGTGATTTAAAATTAGAGTTAATGACCACAGGTGAAAAGTCTGGTACTTGGGGTACTATTACTAACACCAATTTACAACAATTAGAACAAGCAGTATCAGGATACATTGCAATAGATGTTGGCTCAGCAGATGTAGCATTAGCCTTATCTAATGGTGCAGTATCGAATGGTAAAAATTTATATTTTAAACTTACAGGAACTTTAACAGCAAATAGAACGGTGACGATGCCAGACTCTGCTGAGAGAGTTTTTATTGTTGAAGATGCAACAGACAGATCTGCATCTTTATTTAGTTTAACCGTTAAAACAGTTTCAGGAACAGGTGTTGCAATACCAGTAGCATCAACAAATTTATTATATTCAGATGGAACTAATATTTCTTTAGGTATTAGACATAAAGGATACATTACACCTGGAGCAACTTATACAACAGTCAATGGTGATCAAGTTTTAGTCGATACATCAGGAGGTGGTATTGGTGCACCAGTTACAATTAATTTACCAGCATCTCCATCAGTTGGTGATGAAGTTCATTTCATAGATAGTGGTAATAACCTTGCATCAAACAATTTAACAATAGGTAGAAATAGTTCTAATATTTTAGGATCTGCTTCTGATTTAGTGGTATCTACAAACTCAGCAGCATTTACATTAGTCTATGTTAATGCAACAAGAGGCTGGATCTACAAAGATAACATATAGGAGCACGGACCATGGCTCTAATTGATTTTAAAGTCTTACCAGGAATAGACAAACAAGATACCTCTGCCGGTGCAGAAAATCGTTGGGTAGATTGTGATAATGTAAGATTTAGATACGGTTTACCAGAAAAAGTTGGAGGTTGGGCATCACTAGTTACAGATACTATTGTTGGTGTTGCAAGAAGACAATTTGCATTTGTTGATTTAGCAGGTAACCGTTATGTAGCAATCGGAACGGATAAATTTTTACTTATTTATTTTGAAGGTCAACTCTATGACATCACACCTTTAAAATCGACTTTATCTTCTGCAACTATTGCAACAACAGATACATCTGCAGTTTGTGATATTACAACAGGAACTAATCACAATTTATCAGCAGGTGATATTGTATTACTCGATAATGTAACTTTACCGGGAGGAACTGGTTTTACTGATGCAGATTTTGAAGATAAATTATTTCAAGTAACTTCTATTACATCAGCAACAGTATTTACCATTACACAATCAAGTGCTGCAACAGGAACTGTATCAACTGGTGGAAGTATAGATGTTAAACCTTATGAACAAGTAGGTCCTGCAGCTCAATCATATGGTTATGGTTGGGGTACAGATACATGGGGTGCTGGTGGATGGGGAGAAGCTTCATCTGCAACAGACGTATCACTTGAACCAGGACTTTGGTCGTTAAGTAATTTTGGTCAAGTATTAATTGCAACGATTGCAAATGGAAAAACATTTACATGGAATTCAGGAGATGCTTTAAGATTAACAACTAGAGCTTCAACAAATACATCAGGGTTCGAAACGACTAATAATCCAACAGCAACTAGAGTTACACTTATTTCACCTACAACTAGACACTTAATTCATTTAGGAACAGAAACAACTATTGGAGATACATCAACTCAAGATGATATGTTTATAAGATTTTCAGATCAAGAAAATATAAATGATTATGTACCAACTGCTGTAAACACAGCAGGTACACAAAGATTACAAGACGGAACTAAAATTATAGGTTCTTTAAAAGCTAAAGAAGTTATCTTGGTTTGGACTGATAATGCATTATACACCATGAAATTTATAGGTGCACCTTTTACATTTGCTTTCGAACAAGTTGGTACGAACTGTGGATTGATTGGTAAAAACGCAGCTGTTGAAATAGATGGTGTTGCTTTTTGGATGTCTAACAACGGTTTCTTTATGTTTGATGGTACAGTTAAATCTATGCCGTGTTCTGTTGAAGATTATGTTTACGATCAAGCAGATACTACAAAAGGCCAACAAGTTTATGCAGGATTAAATAATCAATTTACAGAAGTAACCTGGTATTATCCATCGCAAGGATCGGAATATAATGATCAATATGTTGTATTTAATTATGGTGAACCAATGAAAGGTGGTGTTTGGTATATTGGAACAGAAGCAAGAACAACTTGGATTGATTCTACAGTATATCCTAATCCTTTTTCAACTAAATTTAATAGTTCAGAAACTGGAACTTTCCCGGAAATTGTTGGTGAATCGGGTTTAGGACAAACGACATTCTTTGAACAAGAAGTAGGAACAGATCAAGTTAATCCTGATGGTAGTACAACAACGGTAACTTCATTTGTACAATCATATGATTTTGATTTACAACAAAGACAACGAAGTACCACGGGCCAAGCAACAGGGCCCACGATTGCTGGAGAAGTGTTTTTAGCAGTTAGAAGATTTGTACCTGATTTTAAAGATTTACAAGGTAATTGCAAAGTTACATTAGCTGTTAAAAGATATCCTCAACAATCAGAAACTGTAACAGCTCTAAGTCCTTTTACAGTTAACTCTAGCACTAATAAAAAAGATACTAGAGCTAGAGGAAGATTTGTTAATATAAAAATAGAAAATGATTCTAATTCTGAGTCTTGGAGATTTGGAACTTTTAGATTAGATGTACAACCTGACGGGAGACGATAATGGCTAAAATAAATGTAAGATTACCTGAACCAAAACAAGAATATGATATTTCTAATCAAAAACAAATTAACAGAGCTATTCAAGGTATTGTTGAACAATTGAATTCTACCTACTTACAAGAATTAAAAGAAGACAATGAGCGATATGCTTGGTTCAAAGGTGGAAATAGTGGAGGGGATTGTTAGTGTCTTGTAATAATGTAAATACAACAGGTGCAACAACTCCATCATCTGCTGATATAGATTTTTATCTTGCAGTTGCAAAAGGAGATTTTACTGGTTACACAAATATTTCTAAATTTGGTTCTAATCCAGATATTAAATCATCAGGGTTTGAAACTATTTGGGACGGTAGTAATTTATATCCATGGCCAACAAGTGCAGATACTTTAGATGTTGTAAGTGATGATGTAAATGATGATGATGGAAGCACGGGTGCTAGAACTATTGAGATACAAGGATTAGATTCTTCTTGGAATTTATTGACTGAAACGGTTACCATGGATGGTACAACTACTGTTACCACTTCAGGAAACTTTTTAAGAGTGTTTAGAGCAAGAGTAGTTACTGCAGGATCAAGTGAAACCAATGAAGGAACTATTACTATGAGTCATACAACTTCTGGAGATTTACTGGCACAAATTAGTTTTGACACAATTGGACAGGGTCAAACATTAATGGCTTTATATACAATACCTGCAGGTAAAACAGGATACATTATAAATATAAACTTTTCATCTGCAAAAGATAGTGAGCATACATTTAGATTAATGACACGGGATAATAGTGTGACAGATGCTGCATGGAACTGCAAAGAGTATGCATCAGCAAGAGGTGGTTTTAATAACTGGAGAAAGTTTGCAATTAATAAAGTAACAGAAAAAACTGATATAGATTTCCAAGCAATTGCAAATAATGCATCAGCATGTAATGGAGGATTTGAGTTAATACTCATAGATAATTAATGGCAAACGTATATAAAAACGCATTCTATGAACCAACTGGAACAAGTCCAGAAACAATATTTACTTGTCCAACAGAAGCTAGAGCTATATTTCAAACAGTACAATTAACAAATACAAGTGGTAATAAGACTGTAAAAGTGTATATTTATGATAGTTCTGCTACTACACAGTACTTAATAGCACATGCTGAGATAACAGGTCCTACTATATGTAACCTGTTAAAAGGGTCTGTAGTATTAGAAGAATCAGATGAATTGAGGATTGAAACCTCTAATATATCTGGTATAAGTGGAACTGCAGCTTTACTAGAAGTTAGTAGGGTTTACATTGCTGATAGCGGTGGTTTAGGAGCATAATAGGAGATCCATATGGCATTTAAAGAAGAAGGTTCAGTAAATTACACAATCATAAATGGTAAAAAAGTACCAGTGGTTAAATGTGAAACTGAAGTAGTATTAAGAAATACACAAACTAATTATGAGTACAATTCAGATAAAGAAGCAGAAGATGATATTGCTAATCCTGAAACACCTACTCAAAAAGAACACGTAACAAGATCATTAAAAATTAAGGTCGCAGCAATGCCACCATTAGGAGCAGCGTCAGACGCAGATAAATAATGGCAATTACTAGAGCTCAACAATATAGACAAATGTTAAAAAATGGTAAAGTTGCTATGCAAGGTGGTGTTAAAAATTACCTTGGTAAAAAGAAAATGGTTACTGTACCTAAAAACTGGCAATCAGGACCAGATCATCCTAAAACAGAATTAGCATATATTACAAAAGCAGAAAAAGATTTATTAATTAAAAAAGACCTGCACAACTCTTTAAATGGCAGACCTAATAGAGGACCCGCAGGTGTAATGAGTTTAAATGGTTGGGGCGATAAAGGAGACACTTCAGACAGGAGTTATGGTGGTGGTAATGTTAGTGGAAGTGGGGATAATAAAGATTATTCTGGTTATAAAGATACTGGAACAGGTAATTATCAAAAAAGCACAAATCAAGCTGATATAGAGGCAAGAAAAGAATATGAAAAAGCTAAAAAAGAAAGAGAGAGGCAGGAAAAAATTCAAGAACAAGTTAATAAATATAATCAAAAAAAAGTAGAAAAATTAAAATCTTTTGTAAATAAAGACATATTAGATTTAATTTCTGAAGATGAATTAGATGATGTCGATGTAACTGATAAAGGGATATTTGGAAACTTAAATGATATTAGAACTGATTTATCTAGAAAAACTTTAGTAAATTCTATAGCACAAAAATTAGGAGCTATGCCTAAATCATATGTTCCTTCTGTGTTTATGAGTGATATGATGAGATCAACTCCAAAAGGAATTACAACAGACTCATTGACAGACATGTTATCTCCAGATTTTGATATGGGTTTATATGGCATAAGTGGTAAAGATTTAACAAAAGCACAACAACAATTAGACGTGGCAAAACAAGATACAATATCTCAATCTGATTTTGATTCTGTTTATGGTAATAAACCACCTGAAGAAAGAGGAGACGGAGGAAATAATCAAGTATATATACCTCCTGTTGTTTCATCGGTAGTTGAACCAGAAGAAGAAATAGACCCTAACTCACTACAAGGTTTACTTGCAAATAGGGTTGCATATAGATTCATGGCCGATGGTGGTAGAGCTGGATTTCAACAAGGTTCCCCTGCTCCAATAGCTCCTAAAGTAGACCCTAGAATGGCAAAATCATTACAAGAAAACATTGCAGCAAATGAAGCTCAGAGAACTTCTAATATAACTAGAAAAGAAGCTCAAAGAAAAGCTATTGAAGATATTAGAAATGCAATTTCTTCAGGAGGTAAAGAAGGTTTAGGTTCTTTTTTACAACAACAATTTGGAGTAGCTAATCCTAGTCAAGTTCCAGGTTATTCTTCTTATGATAGCCCTTTAACTGGAGTCTCATCTTTTGCAAAAGATAGAATTACAAATGCTTTAATACAAAACTATTTAAATCCATCTGCACAAGGTTCTGGTACATATGGATCAGGCAATTCAATTAATCCTTATGCAAGTATGTTTGTTCAAACACCAGGGGGAATGTTTGGAAATCCAAACCCATATGATGTATCATCTGCAGTACAATCTGGTTATGGAGTTATGCTTGATGGTAATTTATATAAATCTGAACAAGATGCTATTGATGCACTAGGTATTGAAAGATACAATCAATTAATGGCTGATGGCGGTAGAGCAGGATTTATGGATGGTGGTATGTCAGAGGATGATTTTATTGGTGGTTTAGCTGATGGTAATTTAGATGAAATGGGAAGACAAATGTATGGTCTTGGTAAGCTAGTTAAAAAAGCAACAAGAGCAGTTAAGAAAATTGTTAAATCACCAGTAGGTAAAGCTGCACTTGCTTTTGGTATGTATAAATTTGGTGCTCCATTATTTAAATCAGAAGGATTTAAAAAATTCTTTTTAAAAGATGCTGGTAAAAAATTTGCTCTTGATAATTTATCTAGTAAAGGAATATTAGCCGGTATTGGAGGTATATCTGCATTATCAGGATTAATGTCTCAACCAGAGGAGGATGAAGAAGAAACATATTACAGAGGACCAGGTTTAGATATAAATGCAATAAGAAGAGATCCTTATGGTAGTAAAGGTCCAGCTTATGGTTTTTATGCTGAAGGGGGCGATGTGAAAGAGCCAGTAGCTAAAGATACTATGCCTTTATTAGATATGAATGGTATGGAAAAAGATTATAGAGCTGATGGCGGATTTGTACCTATTGGTAGAATGGAAAGAGCTGACGATGTACCTGCTAGATTATCTAAAAATGAGTTTGTATTTACAGCAGATGCTGTTAGAAATGCAGGTGACGGAGATGTAGACAAAGGCGCAGAAGTTATGTATAATATGATGAAAAACCTCGAATCCGGAGGTAAAGTTTCTGAAGAATCGCAAGGATTAGATGGCGCTCGTGACATGTTTCAAACATCAAAAAGATTAGAGGAAGTATTATAATGGCTGTACAAGAAACTAGAACATTACCCGCTCAATTCGTAGAAGATCTAGGTACTGATCTTGCAAAACAACTCGTAGCACAAACAGGTGTACCAGTTGTATCAACAGGAGTTGCTGGTATATCACAACAACCAGGTGAAACTGCAGATCAATTTGCAGCAAGACAAAAAGCTGCTGAACAATTTCAAATTAGACAACAAAGTTTATCAGGACTTGCACCGCAAGTCGCGGCTCAAGATCCATTACAAGTTCAAGCTCAACAATTAGCACAACAAGGTATTGGATCGTATCAACCTTTTTTACAAGCTGCTCAACAAGCAACGGGACCACAAGCTTATCAAGCTTACATGTCTCCGTATCAACAACAAGTTATTGATGTAAGTTTAGCAGAGTTTGACAGAAACAAAGCAATACAAGAACAACAAATTAGAGATCAAGCTGTTGCTTCAGGTGCTTTTGGTGGTGGAAGAGAAGGTGTTGCATTAGCTGAATACGGAAAAGCTTCAGATTTAAATAGAGCACAATTACAAGCAGGATTATTACAACAAGGTTTTGGACAAGCTCAAGCTTTGGCTGCACAACAATATGGTCAACAAACAGGATTAGCTTCTTTATTACCAGGACTACAAAGTCAAGATGTTTCACAACTAGGTACACTAGGTGCAATTAATCAAGCACAATCACAAGCAGTATTAGATGCACAAAGAGAAGCTGCAAGACAAGCAACTTATTTACCACAAGAACAATTACAACAGTACGCGGGTGCTGTAACAGGAATTATGGGTGGTTATCCAGCTGCATTCCAATCAACTAATGTTCCAAACCCTACGCCATTACAAACAGCGTTAGGTGTTGGTACAACATTAGCAGGTATTTATGGTACAGTTAAAAATGCAGGTGTAAACCCATTTAAATAAACTATGAGCAGAACTTTAAAAAGACCAATGTTTAGAATGGGTGGTTCGACAGGAAGTGGAATCACTTCAGGTTTAGATACTACAAAACCAAAAAGAGGTTTAGTAGATGAGCCAGGTGGTTATGCAGGTAAACTTCCATATGATATGGGAGAGATATTAAAAAGCACTGCTTCACAAGTAAAAGATCCTGAAATCTTAAAAGCTTATAGACCTTATTATGAAAGACCGGCAGGTGAAGCTACATCAAGGTTTTTAACTTCTTTTGGTTTAGATTTATTATCTAGATCACCAACAGGAAATATATTTCAAACAGCAGCTCAATCCGCTAAAGCTCCAACAGAACAATTATACAAAGACATTGATGAACAAAGATTAATGAAGCGTGCTGCAGAAGCTGATTTATTTAAAACATTGTTAGAAGGTAATATTGATGTTGCAGCAGCTGCTGCAGGAGAAGGAGAAGCAGGTAAGACTTATGCTAAATTAGAAATAGCAACTGACATTGAAAATACTATGAAAGAAATTTTAGTTTTAGAAGAACAATTAAAACAAGGTAAAGATGTTAAAGCTAAATTAGATCAGAAAAAAGCTAGACTAGATTATTTATCAAAAGAAAATGCTGTAGGTAAGTCTTTAATGCAACAAACAGAGTTTGCTGAAAGCGTATTAAAATCAATTATTAAATCATTACAAAATGAAACATTACCTAATGGTGAATTAAAATATCCTGAAGGTAAAGCAGATCCTAATTTATTAAAAGAAGCTTACAAAAGATATGAAGATTTTTTTACACAAGAATTTGATGATACACAAAACATGGCTAAAGGTGGTAGAGCTGGATATAAAATGGGTGCACCTAAAGGCGGCATAACAGATGTAGCTGCTGTAGATATTAATACTCCAGGTATGCAGGTCCAAGAAACAATGACCACGGACCAAGGACCACAGACCACGGCTCCCGAACCAACTATTGATTACTCAACATTAAGAGCTAGATTACCTAAAGAAATTACAGATGATATTGTACAATTAATATCAGCAAGTCCTGAAGCTATGGAAGACTTTGCAACGATTGCAACTCAACAAGACGTAGACCAATTTAACCAGAAGTATAGCGTAAATTTAGTATTACCACAGGAGGCTTAAAATGGCCGATACTGCTCTTGAACGATATAAAAAAGACACCCAAGAGGACGAGTCTAAAAAAACTAAACCAGGTGAAGTAAGATCTCTTAATGAATTTCAAGACTCATTTTTAAAAGCATTAGAAAATATAGGTGAACCTACACCTCCAACAAAGTATTTAAAACCTATTAAAGAATCATTCAAAGGTATAGAATCAAAAGACTCAAGTATATTAAGATTTGGTTTATTTTTAGACCCTGGATTAAGATTTAATATTCAAAGATCTTTAGATAAAAAAAATAAAGAGGAAGGTAGACCTCTTGTAAATGTAATGGATCTTTTAGAAAGCAAAGATGAAAAAGATTACATATCAGGTTGGGATGAAATAAGAAAAGGTGTTGAATCAGGTAGTTTTAATCTTGGTGTAAGTTTAGGTTCAATTTTATTTGGTGGAACTGATTTAGTAGCTAATACAGATTTCTTAGATAAGTTTGATAACTTCATGGAAGGTAAGGAGCCTACACGACCTGAAACATGGAGAGGAGACCTAGTAGAGTTAATGACTCAATTTGGTGTACCAGGTGGTCTTATACAAAAGGTTGTAAACAGAACAAAGACTGCAGGTAAAATTAAAAAAACTATTGAAGGTATTAAAGGGTCTAAAAAAAGAAAAGTAGCAACTATTGCTCAACGTGCAATAGAAGGTGCAACGGTTGTTGCTGCTACAGATTTTTTAGCATCAGAGCCAGGAAGAAAATCTTTTTTCTTTGAACCTGAATCAACAGAAGGTTTAACCGGTAGAAAAAGAGCAGCTGCAGAATTTAGAAACAAAATTAAATATGGAGAAGAAGGAGCCATTATTGGTTTTGGTTTTCCACTTATTGGTAAAGGAATGCAATTAGGTTATAAATATGGTCTTGCACCTTTTGTAAAAACCACAGCATCGTTAGGAGCTAAAGGTATAAACAATACTGTATTTAGACCTATAAGTTATATTGCATCAAGAGATGCTGTTGCTCCAGCTGTAGCAGGGACTGCAAAATTAATTAGAAATGCTACTGACTTTACATTAACTAAAGCTATTGCTCCAGCAATAGTTTCTGCATTTTCAGGAAAAATAGTTAGACAGTTACCACCATTTGAAAAATGGAGATTAAAAGATATTTCATCACCAATAAGAGAAGAAAGAGTTATTAAAAAATTAGATAATGTTTTATCTTATTTAAGATCTTTTGGTAAAGCTCCAAAAGATATCGAAGGTATTTCAGAAAAAGTAATGTTGTTTATTAAAGGTAGAGCTAGAAAATTAGATAGAACTTACGAAGGTTTAGAGAAAAAAGCTTATAACTTAGCTAAAAAGTTCGAAAACAATTATAACAAAGCAGATAGTTCACCTGCTTTACAAAAACATTATTTAGATAAAGTAGAAGATTTTTTAAGAAACCAATTAAAGAAAGATAATTTAGAACCAGAACTTAGACCTTTGGCTGAAGATTTAAAAAAAGAAATTAAAAAAACTATGGCTGAATTTAAGAAGATGTTACCGAAAGGTAAAGAAGGAGATAAGATTACTAGAGATTTAGAGAACATAGAAATAAATAAAATACAAAGTTATTTAGTAAAATCATTTTCTACATTTACAAATCCTAATTATGCACCTGATCAAAAAGTTTATGATAGGGCAGTTAGTTGGGTTGTAGACAATGTAGTTAGAAAAAATAAAGATTTAAGAGAACTTGCAACAAAAGATTTTCCTAATAAATCTGCAAATGAGGCTTACAAAGAATCAGCACAAATGATGGTAGAATCTATTTTACGTGCAGGTAGAGCTGAAGGCAAAAACCCTCTTACTCAATTAAAAGAAATTGCTAGTATGTTAAGATTTAAAGATTACAATTTCTTAAAAACAGGAGAAGAACTACCTACAGCAATTAAAAACTTATTAGGACCAGAGAAAAATTTAAAAGCATCTGTTAGTTTTAGTACAGGTGAAATGATTTCTGCAATGGCAAATAAAAAAGCTGCAGATATTATGGCACAGTCAGGTTTAAGAAATGGTTGGTTATTTAGAAGTATTGATGAAGCTAGAAACAAAAGAATTTTAAGTGCAGAAAAAATAAAAAAAATGCCAAGACTTGGACCATACATGAGATCAGACCTAACTGAATTATATGCAGCTCCTGATTTTGTACAGATGTTTCAAGGTGTAGGAGGCACATTAGATAATCTATTAACAATCCCTTTATACAGAGCAATTATGCAAGGTAAGGTTGGAGTGCAAATTGGTAAAACATTATATTCTCCACAAACACAAGTCAGAAACGTTTCATCAGCTGCATTCTTTGCATTAATGAATGGACACATAGGAGGCCAAGCAAGTGTTACTAACGCAATGAAAATTGTATTAGATGATATATTTAAAGCAGGTCAGAAAAATATAGATGAAGTAGAATTTAATGACTACGTAGAAAGATTGGTAAGATTGGGTGTGTGGGATGAGAACGTTGTTGCATCAGAATTAAAATCAATCATGAATCAAATAAAAAATAACACTGTTAATACTACAGATAAACTATTTGATAAATTAATTAAGATGGCACCTACAGATAAAGTTGCAAGACTATATGCAGGAGGTGATAACTTATGGAAACACTTTGGTTTTGAATACACAAGATCACAATTAAATATGGGTTTAAAAAATTTAGATGATGTCAAAGCATGGTACAAAGATATGGGAGAAGAGTTTTTAACTAATAACCCAGTAACTGGTGTAGCAAAAAGTTTTGATGATCATTTAGATGATGCAGCTGCTTACTTAATGAGAAATACTTATCCAACTTATTCTAAAGTACCCCCTGCTATTCAAGAACTTAGAAAATTACCATTGGGAGCTTTCATATCTTTCCCTGCAGAAATACTTAGAACAGGTGCAAACATTATGAATATAGGGTTAAAAGAAGCTTCTAGTAAAAATGCAGCTATAAGACAAATGGGTCTTAGAAGATTGATGGGTGCTTTTATGACAAGTTATGCTACCGGAAGTGGTCTTGTTCAACTTGCTCAATTTTTAACTAATTCAACAGACGCACAATGGGATGCTTATCAAAGATCTTCAGCGGCACCTTGGGATGCTAGATCTAATCTTCTTGCAATCGAAGGTTGGAAAAATGGTGAATCTGCAGCTGTAAACTTTTCTTATTTTTCTCCATATGACAGTTTATGGGCTCCTTTAGAAGCTGCTATAGCACAAGCAAGTAAACAAAATTTAAACCCACAAGAAACTGAAGAATATGTATTAAACTTAATGTTTGCAGAAGATGGGCCTGTTATGACTTTTTTAAGTCCATTTATTACTGAACCACTTGGTTATGATAGAGTGTTAGATGTAACTGTTAGAAATGGTAGAAAAGATCAAGGAGGTACCGTTTATACTCAATCAGATAGTCTTGGTGATAAATTTGCAAAATCATTTGCTTATGTTTTAGATGGTGTAAAGCCCGGTGCTCTTGTCAGTGCAGATAAAATAGGCGGTGCGATCGGTAAAGATTTAACAAAAGGCGGTAAGCCATTAAATTTAAAAGATGAATTACTTGCATTGTTTGCAGGTACTAGAATTATTAGAATAGATGTTAAAAAAGATTTAAGATATTTTTCATCTGAAATGAATAGATTGTTAAGAGCTGTTGATGAAAACGAAAATTTTTACAATGTAAATAACTATAGAAATAATACTCCAAACGACATGGTTCAAACATTTAAAAACATGCAAGATGAAGCTTTTAAAATACAGAAAGATATGTACATCAGAGTTAAGGATTTGCAGTTATTAGATTTAGATGAAGATACTATTAAAGATATTATGGTTGACGCAGGGGTTAATAAAAAATTAGCACAGTCTATTATTGATGGAGAATTTACTCCAGTCAATTATTCTGAAGCTAGATTTCAAACAAAAATTAAAACTATCGAAGATGAATTAGCAAAAGATATCGGTAAGTTTAGATTTAGATTAAATGAAGATTTTGTATTTCCAGAGTTTGAACTTGATGATGTTATAGATGAATATGAAGATAAACAATTCTTTAAAGAAACTTATGATAAAGAAAGTAAACAATTTATAGGTGGTTATTATCCTGAAAGATTTGATTATAAAACAGATGACAGAGGTCTTTTAATAAAAGATGAAGAAGGTAACCCTATTCCAGAAGATGGATTTATTAAAAGAAATTTAAAAAAGATTTCACCTATTATTAAAAAAGGATTTAATAAATTAGTTAATCCTTTATCTGATGATTTTAGTATGCAAACACCACCATTACCAAATACACCACAACCACAAGTACAAATGGCTAGTAATATTAATCCAACAACAGGCTTGACACAAACTCAAGAAGCATTACTATCCCCTTCTGAACAAGTTATAGCTAAGAGGAATAGAACAGTATAATGGAAAACGATATTAACAGTTTGGGCGGTAAGATAGGCAAGTCCTATCGGGTTTCTAATGTAGCGGGGGTTACATTCTAATGGCAAAAAAATCTGCATTACAACGAATTGATGATCATGAAAAACTGTGTAGGATTATGCAAAAACAAACTTTCCAACAAATACAAAAAATAGAAGATAGACTAACTCGAATAGAGAAGATGATATTAGGAGCTGCTGGTGCAATCATACTAGCGTTGCTTCTTAATATGATGAGCTAAAATGAACCTTTCCCGTAATTTTACATTAAAAGAATTAATTAAATCTGATACTGCAATTAGATTAAATATTCACAATGAACCTAACGGTGATCAGATTGATAAATTAAAACAACTGTGTGAAAATGTACTTCAACCCGTCCGGGACCAATTCGGTAGAGTGAAGGTGACTAGCGGATATAGATCCCCTGAATTATGTAAAGCTATTGGTAGCTCAGAAAATTCACAGCATGCCAAAGCTGAGGCCGCAGACTTCGAGGTGTTGGGTGTAGATAATGCTGAAGTTGCTGATTGGATACATAAATATTTAGAGACAGATCAATTAATTTTGGAGTTCTACACTCCTGGTGAGCCAAACAGTGGGTGGATTCATGCAAGTTGGATACCATACCAACCCAGAAGACAATTCTTGCACGCTTATAGAGAAGATAAAAAAGTAAAATACAAGCCAATTATTGGTAAAGCAGTAGATTTAGTTTAAATCCAATCTCTTAATTCTTCACCTAAAACTTCTGATGCTATATTAATTTTATCACGTAAAGCTTTTACAATCTTTTCATCAACAGTATCTTCTGCTATAAGGTCGATATATGTCACTGATTTTTTCTGACCTATTCTATGTGCTCTATCTTCTGATTGTAATCGTTTCTCTAGATCATATCCATTAGAATAATAGATAACTGTATTTGCTTGAGTAAGTGTTATTCCATAACCACCGGTCTGTGGTGTACCAACAATGAATCTACATTCAGGATCATTTTGAAACTTACGAATATTATCTTGTCTATCTTCTTGTGGTGTTAATCCATAGTAATCTACAATAGAATTTTCACCATATTCTTTTTTAATACTACTAATAATATTAGCTACATCCTTTTGATAATTAGCCCAGATAATTGCTTTACCTTCGGTCTCTTCAAGAATGTTCATTAATTCTTTTAATCTATTACTCTCTACAGTTTGTGTAGATCCATCATCAGCAGTAAAATGTCCACAAGTAATTTGATGTAATCTCATAAGTTGAGTTAACACAGTAACTGTTGTAGTGACTTTACCATTTAACATAGCCATAGCTGCTTCTTTCATTTGACCGTATAATTTCTTTTGTTCTGGAGTTAAAGTAATATGTCTCTTAATAAAATTTTTAGGTGGTAAATCTAAACAATCTTCTTTTAATACTCTGTAAGAAAAGTTTTGTAATGTTTCAGATAACTCGTTTAAGTTTTTAAATTCTTTTACAACTTGAATAGACCTACCTCTTAAATGCATTGTTTTCATTTCTGCATAACGATTACGAAAACTGTAGTACGAAGCAAAGTCCAATAACCATGGATCAAGGAACTCGCACTGACTGTATAAGTCTAACGGATTTTTGGTTACAGGAGAGCCTGTCATTATTCTTCTGTACTTTGTTTTTCTACTTAACGTAATAATATTTTTAGTTCTCTTTGCAGTTGGTGTTTTAATAGTTGTTGATTCATCAATAGCCATTAAAGTAGAATGACTGTCAATAAATTTAGCTGCAAACTTACAACCTTTATCTGTACTAAAAGCTTCAACATTCATAATCAAAATATGAAAAGCAGTTTCTATTTCAAATAAACTTTCTAATTTTTCTTGTTGACCTTTTGTAATATTTGGTTGCCACAATACAGTCACATTTTCTATATGATCAGGTAAGTGTGTAGGTAGTTCTTGTTCATACCAAGTTTTAATTACACCTTTAGGTGCTATAATTAATGCACCATTTATTTTACCTTTGTCATACAACATAGACATATTGTCTATTAATACTTTTGTTTTACCTGTTCCCATTTCCATAAAAAATGCAAACGATTCTTTA